GACAACATCTACCAGAGCCTAAGCACTTGAACTCTGTAGAGTTTTGCTTGGCTTCCAACACTCTAACTTTATTATAAACCATATCTAACTGAGCAAATGTTGTTAGATCTTCTTGGGTAACACTTCTTCTCATTTTTTAAATCCTTTTTTCTTAAGTCTATTAGCTTTTTGCATCTCTCTGCGCTTTCTGTCCACCAATTCCTGCATCGGAGACTTAGGTCTACGCTTCGACGTATTTTTAAGGTTACGACCTTTACCACGGTATTTCAGCAGATCGTACTTCTTCACCCAGTTATACAATGCCTGTGGTGTGATTGTAATTCCATAACTTTTTTGAAGGTGTTTACAAATGTCTGTAAGGTTCATACGCCTCTTTACATACATCTCGTATAGGAATTCTTTGTCCTTATAAGGGTCCATTCCCATAATTTACCTCCAAAGCACCTTGTATCCATTCTCTGACGCATACCACAATCCTATACCGATTGCGTCGCTGATATCTACATCCATATCATCAAAAGGAACGTCAGGGATATTATTCGCAAGGATCTTTTTAACCCGGTTCTTTCTTTCTTCAACTAGCCTTTTCTGTATTCCTTTTTGACCGAATTCTTTTTCCAGTATAAGCTGATCGCTCTTTGAAACATTCTTGTATCCAATCCCTGACTTCCATTTCAATGGGTTAACATCCTCAACTGTCTTACAGTGATTGGTCAATATGCCCCAAGAAAATCCTATTATGTAGGATAGGATTCTACTTACCTGAAAGTTCTGAATGTAGACAGATTGCTCTATGACCGCATGAACAGGCTTATACTTTTCACAAAGAATAGGGATTTGAGATTTTATAACCTCAAATTTTTGCGACATTTCAGGAAGCCTAGCATAGTCAATCTTGCCGTAATCGACAATCTTTATGCTGCCTTTATCAATGTCAAGAATCGACCAAGCAAGCGAATGCGATGCTGGGTCGATAGAAATTATCCTTGTTTTCTTTAGCCCTGAGACTAAGGAAGATACTGTCATCAGAATTCTTCCTTAAGCCTTTCCTCATTCCAGCCCCAAGAAACAAGGCGAGCAATGTATCTTTTAACTTTACATTGTTCACAGATTTTCTCTTTATTATATGAAGAAAGAATAGTTGTGCAATCTGGCGTTGCACAAACTTTCTTTTTAAACTTATTCTTCTTTGTATCGTGATACTTCTCAAGAAGCTTCTTATTAGTGGATTCTCTACGACATTCCGGTGAGCAGTAAACACCGTTATATGTCTTAGGGATAAAGGTATTAAGGCAATTATCATTACTGCACACCTTCTCACTAAAATGATTCGACTGGCTCTTCTCGCCTTTCTCCATTTGTACCGTTCCAGCAAAGAGAGAACAGATCGCATGAAGAACATTTTTCAGAAGTTATCTTATATGGTTGATCAGGGATTGTTCCCTCTGTGAAGTTCTTATAGAACTTTCTGTATTTCTTGAAGAGCTTTTCAATAAACTCATCATCCCGATCTATAAGGATCGGTAGGATTGCCTGATTGTTCTTATTCTCATAAATAACAAAAGCTTGATCTAGATCAAGGCACTTCATATAAATTTGTGCCTGCCTGTAGTGATCATCCTTAGGCTTGTGATAGATCTTCCTATACTCAAAGCCCTCTGACGAGATTGACTTTAACTCAATAACCTTGCGACCATAGAAGTCAATAATGCCGTCAGATGTACCAGTAATAGGCGGATCATCATAAGTGACGGGAATTTCCTCAGCAACGAGGATACCCATCTCCTTAAAGTAAGAGTACAGACGATCATGAACCCTATGACCATTATCAAAGATTCTATACGTCTGCGCCCCAAAAGAGGTTGTTACTTCGACACCCTGAAAGAGATAATACCAATACCTAGCGCATTGGTTAGTATAGCTAGGGTGGAACCCCTCAACCTTTTTGAAGGTTGGAGTATTCCTTTTACCTAGATGTATGTCAATTATCTCTATAAGCTCATCTTCCATCTGTTCATTGGTTTTTGCCTCACCAATCTCAACAGTTGTTTCTGGCTTAGGCTGACGTAGAGCCTGTAGTGCCTTCATTAATTATAACCTTTTACAATAATTTTAAGTACGTTAATATTCTCAGATAGAGCTTCGTACATAGTTTTCCAAACATCATTCACCAATTTATCTTCTTCACTCATAATTGAGGACTTACGTTTAAATGCTTGAGATTTTACAATCATCATTGTTCTATAAGCTGCTAAGATATTGGCGTATTTAGCCGCTTGCGCCCCGACATAGGTATCAGGGTGATCAATAATGTCTTGAATGATTCTCATACATTCAATAAATTCTTCTGCTTTATCGCCCATATGACGGGCAATCCATTCGGGATCTACCAAGATATCAGCCATTACATCTCCTATGATATCACAAATCTATCTCAAATTTTGAGATAATATTACTCAATGTTCCTAATAAAACTACTAATGTATAAACTGCCAGATAGAATATTACATTAGCAATCAATGCTTTTCCAATAATTTTACCGGCTAGCTTTAGTCTATTCATACTCTGAATCCTTGATTAGGTCTTTAAATACTTCCCAATCAATGATTGCAACCTTTGTGTCAGAGTTCTCGCCAAAGACAACTGATATACATGGATACTTATAATTAGACCGCCAAGAGTCCTTTCTCATTTTTATCCATGCTTCTCTAGTCAGAGTAAAAGTTGAACCGTTGTGCTTGTAGTCAATCACAAACTGATTCATCGTAGCGTCACCCTTTCTAAACCCACGACCTGAGTTTTTGACTTGAGCGGCACTATCCCTCTTAGCTTCTTCCTTTTCAGTTCTCTTCATCTTTTACCTTTGCTACGCCAGCGATTCTTACCTCATCACCTTTTGAGGCACCACTTTTATTAATGGTGATTCCATTCTGCTTAAGAATCCAATCACGCACATCAGAATTGTCATGACGGGCTAGAAACTCAAAAACTCTGCCGTCTGACAGCAAGGCACGATACTTGTATAGAGGCTCTTGATATTCGGGAATACTCATAAGTCCATAATCTTCTTTAGAATCTCGCCACGCTGTTCTTCAGTCAAGACGATATTACTCATGCCGTTCCACTTTTCTTCATCGTAGGTATACCAAGCACCACGACGATTGATGATATTTGATTCGATTGCAATATCAATCATTTCACGCTCTATGTCGATGTTCCCACTTTGAGGAAGGACATAGTAGTAACCTGACGTACCAATCGTAGGAAGCTGCTTTGTCTTTTCAATCGTCCAAGTAGCCCGCTGGCTAAGGATCTTGCTTGATTCATCACGCTCCATTTCCTTCTGTGACATGGAAAGGAAAAGCTTCACGATGTTGTGCATATTGTGATGCACGGTATTACCCATCTTCGCCTTTGTGACCGCATACATGCCGCTCAGATCGACCGTCTGGTGCGCAATAAACAACATGATATTTCTTTCCTTGTGCAGATGGTTTACAAGCTTCTGAAGGAAATAGCCCTGCGAACGTGACTGCAAGCCCATCGCCTTGCCGCCGTCTGGCTTATCGTAGAATTCTTCCTTGATGATGTTTGAAAGACTATCGAACAAGAAGATATGCTTCTCGTCTGGATGGTTCAAATATCCAACAAGATTCTTTAGAATATCCTCTACAATTGTAGACTGGATTACGATGATATCGTCTACGTTAATCCCGCACTTCTTTGCGTAAGTGTCTGAGTATGAGTATTCAGAGTCAATAATGACTGGTCTAAAGCCCATCTCTTGAGCTTTTGCAATAATGCGAAAGCACATCGTTGTCTTGCCTACTGACGGTGTTCCCCAAAATAAATGAGTTGCACCAGTATAAAGCCCTCCACCTAGCGCCTTATTAAGGCCGATGCTAGGTGTTGGGATAATTAGATGCTCGGGCATTTTGTCGCCCTTGCGCTTATCTATAAATAACATTGTTCTCCTATCGAACGTTCCCTGAGAAGATCATTCTACCAGTTCTGAGCGTGTGGTGCTGGATATTCTTGAATCCAATATCTGTCATTATTCCGCAGATCGCCGCTCTGTTCATTCCCCAGTAATTAGTTGCATCATTATTCAGTTCAGCGGATATATAATATCTTGCTGCTGGATAATCAAGATGATTCATATCAACATGGGCCTCAAAGATTACTAAGTCGTTGCTAAGGTCGAATGCTTTTTGCATATATCCAATTGGATCTTTTGCATGATAAATAACACCAAGCATAAGTACAATATCAAACTTACCATGAATCTCAGGGTCTAGTTCTTCAACTGAAGCGACTAGCTTTTCTACGTTTGACTTTCTGACTTTCTTAGCCAGATCAAATCCAGCGTCCTTAGTCCAGTAGTCAACACCTGAAATGTAGTCATTTTCCCATATGTACTTATCCGATGCAGTTACCTTTGCACCACGTTCTTCACACATGAATGAGTAGTAACCATCCCAGCATCCAATATCCAAGACAGTTTTCCCTGCTAGATCGGCTGGTAATGGAAGGTTATTGAACGTATCCTCAACTTCCTTGTTCTCACCCGGTGATACATAGTCACCCATAGGGATTGAATGCCACCAGCGAATATTATTAATTTGTTCTTCTAGATTAGACATACTTTGGCTCCTTTAAATCTTTCATTTTCATATAATCTTCTACACTTATCAACGACCGCTCGTTATCCAGCTTGTAAGAGTCGATACGGCCTAACTGATCCGTTCTCTCGTCCTTTTCATCAATCAAGTTTGTCTTGATTGCATACCAGCCAGCACCACGCAATAACGACTTAACCTTTGGATAAAGTGCTGGAAAGAGGACAACCTTAGAAATCTTCATACCATCCCAAACATATAGGTTTGCC